TAGATTATGATGTAGATCATATTGTATGGAGAAGTCAAGCTAAGATTGGTAAGGTAGAAATACTTGATTTGTTTGGTAATATAGATTATATCTATGTTGATGAAGATTTCAAAGGTGGAGATGAATATAAAGTAGTTTGGGATTGGGTAGATGAAATATGGGAAACATATTGTATAGCTGATATGTTCTATGTTTGTACAAGACCTATTCCTATTCAACGTGGAGAGTATAACAGACCACAGAAAGCTAAGTTGTTGTATAATGGTAGAAATATGTTTGCAAGACATACTAGACCAATGTCATTAGTAAGAAAAGGTGAAGCTTTCCAAAAGAATGTTAACATCATTAAATACAGAGCAGAGAGAAGCTTACTTAAATCATTAGATAGTGTTATTCTATTTCCTCTTGGATTAATACCTAAAAAAGAAGGATGGGATGAAGAAAAGTTTATGTACTATGTACAGTCATTCGGTTTCTTGTTCTTTGATGATACAAGACCTAATGCACAAGCTATGGTACAAGCTATGAAGAATCTTGATGCTGGTGTAGGAGAATTTCTATTAAGAGCAGGAGAACTTGTAGCTGGAGTTAAACAAGAGTATGAAGAACTTTGCGGTATTAATAGACAACGTAAAGGTCAGATGAATGCATCTGATGGTAAGGCTACTAGTGAGTACGCTTTAAATGCTAGTTATATATCTAGTGAGGAACTATTCTTAGAGTTTGAGGAATTTGAAAGAAGAGATTACGAATGTATGATGGATCTTTCTAAGTTTGCTTTCTCTAAAGGTATGATTGCTCAATATGTTAAAACTAATGGACAAAGAGCTTTCCTTAATATAGCTGATCCTACAAGTTATGTTAATTCTGATTTTGGTGTATTCGTAAGAAATGGTGCAGCAGAATTACAGAAACTTAATGTAATGAAACAACAAGTTCAACCATTTGTTCAGAATGGTGCTGGAGGTAAAGCAATTTCTGGTCTATTACAAGCTGATAACTTTGCTGATATAGATCAGATCATGGATGAAATGGATGCTAAACTAGCTATGCAGCAAGAGCAAGATAGACAAGTTCAATTACAGATTCAACAGAGTAATGCTGATATTGCTAATAAGGAATTACAATATAAATATGATAGTGATGAACTAGCAAGTTATACTGATATTCAAGTTGCACTTATAAAAGAAGGAATGCAATTAGCAAGTGATCTTAATACATTACAAAGTGGTGCAAATCCTGATGTTTCTTTAGTTGAAGAACATAGAAATAACTTAGAAGAGAACGCTTTAAAACTTATGGAGAATGCAACTAAGTTAAAAGAAATTGCTTCAAGAGAACGTATAGCTAAAGATAATAATAAGACTAAACTTAAGAACAAAACTTCTGGTGAAAAATAAATTAGTGAGACAAAGATTATAGAAATGAAGAAATATAGTGGAAAAGCTATCCTATATAGCTTTTTCAATACCTTTAATATAGTAGTACATTTGATTAACCACATTTAATAAAAATCACGATTATGTCAGAATTAACAGGAGATGCAAGAAGTCTTTTTGCTAATCTACCGACTGTAGGTAATACAGTTGAAAAAGTAGAGACGCCATCTACTCCACCAACAGGAGCAGGTACAACACCACCAGCAACACCTCCTGCTGATCCACCAACACCAGAAGGTGTTGTTGAACCAACAGCAGAAGAGATTCAAACTAAGTTAGATGAACTTGGTACTAAACCAGAAACGGATTACACTGACGAAGATAAAGAGTATATTAAGAAATATACTCAATCTGATGAAGATGAAATTACTGTTGTTCGTAAGGAATTAGAACAAGCTTATGGTCTTACATTAGAAACTAAATATGATAATGGTCCTGAAGGACTTAAGAGTTTAGTTAATGATGTTGCACCAGTAGTAGCTAAACAGATATTCCTTGAAGCTATGGGTCAGATTCCTCACATGAGAGAATTTTATGAGCACGTAGCAAGTGGTAAGACATTAGATACTTTCTTATTAAAGAGTACTAAAGCACCATTTGAAGGTATTGAGTTAAAGAGTCCTGATGATGCAACTGATGATGCTCACAGAGAAAAACTGATAGCTAATAGTAAAGCAATGCTTACTCTTTATTACAAAGGAACAGGTTTAGCAGATGATGATATTGAAAGTCTTATTACTCTTGAAGAAGGTAAAGGTACTTTATATGACAAATCTAAATTTGCTCAAGGTAAGTTAAAAGAAGCACATACTAGTAAAGTAGCTGCTCAACTTAAAGCAGAAGAAGATAGAATAGAAGCTGATAGATTAGAAGGTATTGAAACAATCAAACAAATAGATGCTTTAATTACTAAAAATGATTTTGCTGGTACTTCAATTCCAGCAGGAGACATTCAAGCATTTAAAACTGCTTTGTTAAAGCCTGTAGATGCTAATGGTAATACAGCTTTAGATTACAAGAGAAGTAAACTTACATTAGATCAACGAGTACTAATTGATTACTTCCTATTTAAAGATTTTAAGAATTTAGGATTAGCTAAGAAAGCTGAAAGTGCTCAAAAGACTTTTACTTTTAAGAAAGCTTTAGAAGATAATAATCAAAGAAATCCTAAATTAACTGGTGTAGCTGATGGTAAAGGTCATCCACAGTTTAATCCAAAGAACTTAGATTTTTCAACGTTAATGAAACGATAAAACAATTTTTTAAAAATAAACACAATTAAACTAGATAAACAATTATGGCAGGTGCAACACACAATCCAAGTTTGGAGCTATACCAAGCATCATTTAACGATAAGGAGTTTTCATCTTCTAATCACTTAAGCAAGGCTCTCCTTACTCAAAGTGATTGGTTAGCTCCTATGGTTACTCATGCTTACGGAAGTTCCGCAGAGTATGGTAGTAGGAATTTCCCTCTATCATTTGTAACAGAAGGTATGGCAAATACTCAGAAGATTACTTCTACTGATCTTAGCTACAAAATGGCTATCATTGGTAAACCGAAGAAAACTTCAGCTATTGCTATTTCAAGTTATGCTTCTACAGATAAACCTGGAAGAGGACATACTAAATTTAAAGCTATCTTTGTTGATAGATGGTTCCACAAATCTCTATCTGTATTCTCTCCATCAAGAATGGAATGTAGAGTACAATCTGATCCTAAACAAGTATCAGGTGGATGGGAATATGAATTAGTAGTATTCAATCCAAGTGCAGAAGCTTATGTTCCTGTTGCTGATTTAGCTGCTGGTAAAGTATGGGCACGTGGTGTATCTAAAGTAAGTAAAGAACGTTCACGTGGCGTAGAATCACGTAGCTATTCTCCATTTGCAACTACTAATCAAATTAGTGTTGTACGTGATACTTACAAGTTAGCTGGTAACATTACTAACAAGATTATGGTTCTTGCCATCAAAGCTGATGGTAAAGTATTTAAGTATTGGACACAATGGGAATTGTTCTTGCGTCAATTAGAGTTTAAAGAGAAGTGTGAATCTGATCTTTGGTATTCTACTTATAACAAGGATGAAAATGGTGTTATCAACACTATTGATGAAGATTCAGCAGAAGTTGTTACTTCTGGAGCAGGTATGCTTCAACAAATTCCTAATGAAGATAGTTACTCTATCTTAACTACTAAGAAGATTCAGAATCTTATTACAGATATTTTCTTTAATGCATCTGATTCATCTAAAGTTGATGTAGAAGTTTACACTGGTACAGGTGGTATGCGTGAAGCTCACAATGCTATGGCAGCAGCAGCACGTTCATTTACTCTTGTAGATAGTAAGATCATTCAAGGTAATGCTCCTGGAATGTTGGCTTATGGTGCTTACTTTAATGTATATCGTCATATTGATGGTCATACAGTAACGTTTAAGAACCTTCCATTGATGGATAATGGTATTATGGCAGATGTATCAGAACTACATCCTATTGATGGTTTACCTCTTGAGTCTTATAATATGTATTGTATTGATAACTCTACCTACGATGGAGAGAAGAATATCCAATATGTATCTGAATCAGGTCGTGAAGAAGTTAATAAGGTAGTTGCAGGTATGGCAGCTTTACCAGAAGGTTATAATGAAACTCTTTATATTAGCTCTGATATAGATGCTAGTTCTATTGAGTGGATGAAAACTCAAGGTATTGCTATTAAAAAGCCTACCAACTGCTTCAAGTTGTTCAACACAATTAGTTAATTTATAAAATAACCACAAAAATTCTAGAATTATGCCGGAAGCAAATGCAGGAAGTGCAACTGGTACTGTATTAGGAGGAGGAGTATTAACTCCTCCACCTAATGCAAGTACAGTTAATGCACAAACAGAAACACCAACAACACCAGATTCAGGATTTCTAAATAGATTAGAACAAATTTCTAATCCAGTAGTTGTTCAAGAAAGTGTAGTTGACGATAATAAACCAAAGATGCACTTTGGTAAACAAGTAAGATTAGGTAGTAGAAAAGTAACTATTAGGTTAGTGGATAAGTTTTCCATTCTTCCTAAAGAAGCTGCTGCTGATTTTATTAGGAAAGAAGTAGTTAAGAAGATTGGTTCTACTTGGAAGAGAGGAACTCGTAATATTATTAGAGGTCTTACTTCCGAAGAAGAAGTTAAATATCTTCCACGTATCTTAGGTGTACGTGTTGAAAGTGATCAATGGAATGAAAAGGTATATGAACATTGGGCTAACTTTACTATTGCAGTTCCAAACGATAAGATTGGAATTGAATTAGAAGCTGGTTTCCATGAAGTAATAACTAAGGACGGTAAGCAAGTTGAACCTATCAATATAGAGGACTATATGAGATTCAATTTCTGTAAGGAACATTGTATGGTTGCTACAGAAGAAGATCAATTAGATAATATGTTTACATTTACATATTACTTAGTTGATAAGCAAAAAGATGCTATCGCTAAAGAAAAAGAATTTGGTACTCGTCAAGAAGCAGATAAATTGTTCTATCAGTTAACTAGTGCTACAGATCAAGCATCTGAAACTAAGATTAACTGGATACTAGAAACATCTGGTGGTATTAATAAGAAAGGTATGAACATTACTGGACTTACTAAGATTCAAAAGAACATTGCTTTAGAAGAGTTAAAGAATGCTGGTCTTTCTAAATTTATTGATATAGCTAAAGATCCACATCTGGAAGTTAAATCTTTAATACGTAAAGCAGTTGATACTGGTGTTATGTCACAAGAAGGTAATAGCTTCTTCTTCAATGATAAGCTTTTAGGTAGTTCTTTAATGACTACTGTTGCATGGTTAACATCGGCAGCAAATCAGAAAGATAAACTTGTTATTCAAGAAAAGATAAATCAGTATTAATCTATGGGCTTATTAACAATACAAGATATGCATAATCTAATTGAACAAGATGTTCAAAAGATGGGCTTCTTTGTATATGATAATTTAGAGCCGGAAGAAATAGATTTAAAAATTAATGAATCAATTTACGCTTTTATAGAAGCCGTCCTCGATATTACTAAAGGTAAACAACCTAAAATTGGTCTTGAGGACGGTTTTCAAGTTAATCAAGTATCTTTAGATAGTTTAAGAACTATTCATGTTAAAGCAGCAGAACGTACAGTAGCAACAGATAGTGATGGTTTCTTCTTTCTTGTACCGGAGAACTATTTACACTATATTAAAGCTAAATTAACAGTTACATATTTATGTAATGAATTAAATAATAAGAATGTTAGAGTTCAAGTAACAAAGACACTATCTCCACCACCTGCTCTTAGAATAGGTGATACTCAAGTAATAGATAATATGAGAAGATCAGCTTTTCATAAAACCAGAAAGGACTCTCCTTTAGGTGAAATAGCTGATACACAAATTTATATCTATGGAGATGGAATTTTTACAGTAACAACAGCTTTCTTAGATTATATTCGAAAACCTGCTAAGGTTAGTTTTGCTGATCCTGTACATTGTGATCTACCTGATTCAGTTCAGTATATGATTAAAGATATAGCAGTTAATAAAATATTAAAGGTGATTGAAGCACCTCAACAAAAGGTAGTAAATTTAGATAATTAATAAACACTTAATTTAATAACAATGCACGCAAGAAAAGTAATGGTCGTAAAAGATCTAAATTATGCTGCTAGTAGAACTAGCACATCAGTTAATACAGCGTTAAACCCAGCGGATTTAGCAGTAGGAGCAGTAGGAATTTATGGTATTCACACAACAGGAGCCACTAACTTAAATAAGTTAGTTCTAATTACCGATGGTGGTTCAGAAGCAGCAGGTCAAGTACCAGCAGCATCATTTGTAGGTAAAGAAGTATATGTTGCCTTTGGTAAAACAATTGGTAATGAAACATCACAACCTATTCAAACAGGAACTATTCCTACAGGTGGCTTGAAGAAAGCTGATGGAGCTAAATATTCTGCACCAGTAAGAGGAGTTTGGAGAATTGGTTATAATGGAACTGTTGGTACTAGTTGGAATCTTCCAGCTACAGTAACAAGAGGTCAAGACCTAACAGTAGGTATAATCAATAAATCTTCTAAAGTATCTGGTTTTAGACAACCATTCCAAAAAGTTCAATTATCTGTTCAATCTAGTGTAGCTTCTGAAACTTTGATTTCATTGCTTACAAGATGGGTAGCAGCAGTTAATCTTCGTACAGACCAAATCTTTATTGATAAGGCTCTTATTAAGATTCTTCATAATGGTACTGGTGCTGTATTTACTACCTCTGCAACTGTAGCAGGTGTAAATGGTGCTACTACTTTGACTACTTCTGCTGCACATGGTGTAACAGCAGGTGATGCAATCTCTCTTAATGGAGATTATTATTTAACAACTACTGGTACTACAGCTTCAACGCTTGTACTTACTCGTCCATATCAAGGTGCAACTGGTACTATTGCTAATGCTAACACGTTAGATCTTACTGTAGCTCCTACTCAATATGGATTAGAATTAGTTGATAATGCTGATCTATTGATTTTATCTGTTGCTCTTCAAGGTGATCTTGCAGAAGCAGCTAATAAATTACAATATACTGCACCAACTCCTGGTTCTGGTGGAACTAATGCTCAAGTTCTTGAACTTGAAAGAGAAGCATTAGGTAAGAAAGGAACAGAAGATCAAATTACTTCTTATGTTCGTAAAGATATTCTTTATGCTTACAATACTGGTCTAAACTACGATTTATACTTCTTAGAAGTTAAGAACATAAATCAAGCTGGTGGTGATCAAGGTGCTGTATTTGATCTTAAGAGTTATGTAACATTAGCTTTCCCATCTGGTGTAGCTGATACAACAGCTTTAGCACAATCCGATTTTGAAGATGCCATGACTTCTCTATTCGGTTCAGTCTTTCCTCAGATTTCTGCATAATGAGGGATTTTTAGTGGTTAATAAGGGAGGTCGTGTACCTCCCTTTATTTTATTATTACTAATTTAAATATTATGGCACTAACAAGAACTCAAACATTAACTAAAACAACTGATTGTGCTGTATTTGTAATTACTAATACAACTATTTATGGTGGTTTAGAGGAAGATAGAGATGATGCAGCAGAAGTCTTAATTATTGCACACGTTACAGAAGATGGTGAAGAAGAATTTGCTACTGTAGATAGTACTCCCTATCTTAGTAAAGTTGCCTATAATATAACTAACGAACTCGATGGTCATTATCATGGAGAATTTTTACGTTTTCCTTTATGGGTAAATGGAAATGTTTATTATCCAGAGATATTAGATGTTAATGATATTATAACTAGTTATGCTAATTTAGTTTATAATACAGCTACAGAAACATTTTACAAAAATATCTTAAATACTAATAGTGTTGAACCAGGAGTTACTTCTGATTGGACTACTTATTGGGAAGCAATTACAGATTTTACTGAAAGTGAACTTAGAACAAACACTACTATTTCAGTAAGTGTTTTTAATGATATACACGATTGTAGAAGTACAGTTTGTACAAAGAATGAATTATATAAGATTAACTGTAGTGATGGTAATTGTGCAGATTTGAAAAATTATGTACCTTACTTAAAGAAAGCAGTTCTTCTAGCAGGTGCTAGATCAAAGAATGCTGATACTCAATCTGAAAAAGCAGAGACTATACTTAGAAATCTTGAAAATCTTTGTCCATGCTAGAAAGAAATATTGATAGTATTATCTATCAAGCTTATATTAAGTTAGGAGATTTAGCGTATGAAATATCAGTTAATTCTAAAGCTGGTCTTGAGGGAACTCAAGAACAAAAGAAGCTTTGGAATAGGGCTATTGCTATATACATCTATTTAGAAGTTATTGAGAACCATATTGAAGTTGTTAATAACTCAGTTTATAGAATTATTAATATCGAAATAGTGGAGATGAACAAGTTCTTAGCTTGTTTAAAAGAGTTAGCTAAAATTGAAGATTATCCAGAAGCAGCATTTATACCTACTGTACAAGTTCCACAAGTTATTGTAACTAATGGTTCTAATGGAGATAAAGGTGATCCTGGAGTTAGTTCCTATACAGCTATTGCTTATGCTAGTGATAACATTGGTACTGATTTTTCAGCTACTACTGGAAATTATATTGCATTTAAAACATCTACTTCTCCAATACCTTTTATAGTATCTAGTTTTGCTGGATTATGGAAAAAATATGTAGGTGAAGATGGAGATAATGGAATAGATGGTGAAGATGGAGAAGATGGAAATGTTATTATCTATGGAACAGTTAATCCTACTGTTCAAGGTAATGACGGTGATTCCTATATTAATACAGTTACTAATACTTTATTTGGACCTAAAACTAGTGGTGTATGGCCAACTGGTATTCCATTAGTTGGACCTGCTGGTGAAGATGGTGAAGATGGTTTAGATGGTAATACTCTTAGATATGGAACCGGTTCTCCATCCAACGCTTTAGGTGTAGATGGAGATTTTTATATTGATATATCTGCTGATTTTATATATGGTCCTAAAGCAAGTAGTATGTGGCCTTCTGGTACATCTATTATAGGTCCAATAGGTAATGATGGTAATGATGGTGTAGATGGTTCAGATGGAGCAGATGGAACAAGTTCTACAGTTTATCAAGCATGGGCTGATGATGCTATTGGTACTGGATTTACTACAACATTTGATCAGAATAAAGAATATACTGCATTTTTAACAACAGAAACAGGTTTAACAACTACTGTTGATGATTTTGCTGGATTATGGACTAAGTATAGAGGTGATGGAGATAGATGGAATACTACCTCTGTCACTTCTATGACTATTGGTACTGGTATTCAGAATATGATTGTAGGTTTAAACCTTGCATATTCTACTGGACAAAGAGTTGTTATCGCTCTTAATAATGATGAAGATAATAGAATGGAAGGTTATGTTAGAACTTATGATAACATAACTGGACAATTAACTGTAGATGTATCAGATATATTTGGAGCAGGTACTTATACTACTTGGGATGTAAATATTTCTGGTGTACCTTCACAAGTAATCACAAGTGATTCATATTTTGGAGAGATATATGTAGAAGAAAATACAGCAGGAACTCCACAAGCTTTATCTAGTAGTTATGTTAAAATTAGTCAATTTACTACTAGTGGAGCAGTAAGTCCAGGAGTAACAGTGAGTCCTTCTACAGATGATATTTCTCTTACTGTTAGAGGAGCTTACAAATGTGTAGCAAATTTATCTGTATCCTGTAGTGGTACTAATAATGAACTTATAATACAGTTATTTAGAAATGGAATAGCTTTAGTTGGTACTCAATCAAGAATACTAATAGCAGCTTCAACAGATATTAAACAGATTATAATTGATACTGTTCAAGATTTAAATGCTGCTGATGTTATAGATGTGCGAGCAAAAGTTGTATCAGGAACTCCAAACCTTCTAATAGAAGAAGGCAGGTTATCTGTAGCTACTACTGGTAGTCCAAGTACTCCTGATTTTACTACATTTTCTAATCTTGATTTGGATACGGGAACAGAAACTATAGATAGTTTTGTTTCTTCATTAGCTTATGGTGTAATGTGGGAAGTTGTAATTAGAAAAGGAACTAATAGAAGAATTAGTCAAATCAAAGCAACTTGGGAAGGTATTGATGTAAATTATGATGTAATTGGAGTTATAGATATAGGAACTGTAGATATTACTCTTTCTGTTGATATTAGTGGAGGAGATGTAAGATTAAGAGGTACAGCTACTTCTGATGATTGGATTATTTCTGGAAACAGAACTTTAATAAAGTAAGATGCAAAGAACGGATGCCGATTTTAATCAAGTACCTTTAGGTACAATTGGAACAGTAATTGGTTATAGATCAAGTACTACTGCTGAACTTATAGGTAATTTTATTGGAGCTAGTGGAGTTGCTAATGGTGGTTTTGGATTAGTTCCACAACCATTACTAGGACAACAAACTTACTTTTTATGTGCTGATGGTACTTGGAAAGCTGTAGTTGCTGGTGGAGATATGTATTTAGCAGGTGTTCAAACTAATACTGGAGTTAAAACATTTAATAATGGTACTTTATTATTAAGGAATGCAGCGGATACATTTAGTTCTCAATTTACAAATGCTAATACTACTACAAGAACATATACATTACCGGATGCAAACGGTTTAATAGCTATTAATCCATTAACTACTACAGGAGATATATTTATTGCAGCTTCTGGATCTACTCCTGGAAGACTTGCTCCTGTTGTTACAGGTAATGCTTTAATTAGTACTGGTGCATTAAGTGCTCCAGCTTGGGGAAAAATAGGATTAACTACTCATGTCTCTGGTATATTACCAATTACAAATGGTGGAACTAATCTT